ACTATATGGTGCAAGGCTATCGGTCAGAAGGCTTTTCAAGATGATCTTAGGGCCGATAGAGTTGCCGTCGTAAGAACAGTGTGGGTTGTCCTACACATCGTAACCTGTTTTTTCATAATTGCACACAACGGTTTTAAAATGAACATGTGGAGTTTTTAAACTAATGTCTAATACTATGAAATGGATGATGGACATCGAACAGTTCTGTGATGGATACTTCTTCGATGCGCCTATTCCGAATGATTTCACTGTTGATGAGGTGGTTGAGGATGTTGGGCTTTATTTTAAAAGTGAGGAAGCATCTAAATACGCCAAGCACTACCTTCTCACTACACCATGAGATGCGCTATCTGTGACGCGCCGCTACCAATTTTGAGCAGTGGTGACATATGCGGAGTGTGCACCTGGCATGTCCGTGAAGCACTTGGTTACGTTGACCCCTACGCACCTAAAATAGAACAGGAAAAAATAGATGATTTTATCACAATTGATAGCAGCTTTACTCGGAAAAGCGATCAAGATTGAAAACAGCTTTAAAAAGAGGAAGTAGCAATGAAACGAAATGACTGCCTAGACACTGCCAAAGACTTAATCACGGGGCAGCGTGCCACCGACTACGGCTCTGCCTACGAGAACCACGCCCGCATTGCAAGTCTGTGGTCCCGTTACATGTCCGGTAAAATTAACCTACAGGTGCAGTTGACACCTATGGACGTGGCGCATATGATGATTCTACTAAAGGTTGCTAGGCTAATGCACTCCAGCACCGACGACTGTTACGTTGACATTGCGGGATATGCAGCAATAGCTGCTGAGATGAACGAGGAGTATGCTAGATAATGGAGAGCACTGTTAGCAAGGCGCACTTGCCGTGCGAGGACTGTGGGTCGTCTGACGCTCTATCAGAGTACGATGATGGGCATAGTTATTGCTTTAGTTGTAACCAGCACCGCAAGGAAGAGGGAGAGAGCCACAACGTGTCGAATATCCAGGATTATAAGAAACCAGAACAGGACACACTCTGGCAGGACCGTAAGATTGGAGGCGCTATCTCGGATTTCTACGAGGTCAGGGTGTCTGAAGGTGGGTCTACAGCGTACTTCCCCTATTTTGTGGATGGAGTTTTGACCGCCAGTAAAGTTCGTATGCCCAATAAGGCTCACAAAACTGAGGGCGAGTTTACCAAGTGTGACTTGTTTGGAGCACACACTTTGAAGAAGGCTGCACCTCAGAGATCAAAGACTATTATAATCACAGAGGGTGAGGCTGACGCACTGGCAGCGTTCCAAATGGCTAACCGTATACCTCTAGGCTCTACCAAGGTCAGTGATAGTCCTAAGAACACTCTTGTACCCGTACTGAGCATAAAGAGCGGTGCTGCCAGTGCGGAGCGTGACTTCAAGAAGAACCTAGAATTGCTAGAACGCTACGAGCGGGTCTTTATTTGTTTCGACACTGACACACCGGGACGCACGGCGGCAGAGAAGTGTGCCAAGTTATTGTCTCCCGGCAAGGCATATGTTGTTAACCTAGAACACAAAGATGCGTGTGAGTACACGAAGCTGGGCCTACAGAACGAGTTCCTGGCTCACTTGAAAGACACAAACTCCTACACTCCGTCTGGTATCCACAATGGTGCAGACAACTTTGACCGACTGTGGGAAGAGCAGAACATTAAGAGCTTGGCCTTTCCCTTTCCCGGCCTACAAGAGAAGACACTGGGAACTAGGGGCAGGGAGATTGTTACTTGGGCTGCTGGTACAGGCGTAGGTAAGTCAAGTATCCTGCGCGAGTTGCAGCACTACTACATCAAGAACACGGACTTAAACATAGGTATAGTCGCGCTGGAAGAGAGCGTAGACCGTACTAGACGTGGCATTCTAGCTGTTGAAGCTAACCTACCTCTACACTTAAACGAAGTATTCAACAAGTATCCGAAAGAAAAAGTTAAACAACACTTCGACAATACTTTGGGAACCGGACGTGTTTACTTGTACGACCATTTTGGTAGCATGAACACCGACGATCTACTGAGCCGTCTTAGGTTCATGGTGCAGGGTTTAGACTGCAAGGTTATATTTGTCGATCACCTTAGCATACTGGTATCAGGTCTTGAAATTATGGACGAACGCAAGGCCATTGACAGGACTATGACGCTCCTGCGCCAGCTAACAGAGGAAACGGGCTGCACGTTACACCTTGTAACTCACCTTCGACGGCTTGGTTCTGACAAGTCACACGAGGAAGGCGTGGAGATTAACCTGGGACATCTGAGGGGATCACACGGTATTGCACAGATTAGCGACACTGTAGTAGCCTTGGAGCGTGACACACAGAGCGACGATCCAGTGGTGTGTAACACGACGACGTTGAGGGTACTGAAGTGCCGTTACACTGGCGATGTAGGATTAGCTGGTAGGCTGTTCTACGATAAGAAGACGGGACGCATGGACACTATCGAGCAGGAGTTTTGAGTGGCAAAGAAAACTAAATTCGGAACTAACACCTACGTGCCTAGAAACTTAAACAGAAGGCGCGGTAAGCTATCTCCCAGAAATCATACTAAAAATTTAAATAAACACTCTCCATATTCGGGGTCATATTCTAGAAAAAGAGGTCAAGGATAATGGATAAAGATGTATCTCTAGTGGACTCTATGGGTAGTGATTTATCAGTAGTTAACGCAGCCCGTGTTAGTTTCGGTAAGATTAGTACGAAAATTACAGTAGGGGATAAAAAACTTATCGCTTACTTAGCTAAGAACAATCATTGGACACCCTTTGGACACACCAGTATTTCTTTCCACATAACAGCTCCAATTTTTGTAGCTAGGCAGCTTGCAAAGCATCAAGTAGGGCTAGTGTGGAACGAAATTAGTAGGCGATACGTCTCTGAAAAGCCCGACGCCTGGTTTTCCAACATGTGGAGAGAGCAGAGCGAAGATAAAAAACAAGGTTCTGAAACCTTTGGTGTTATCTCTCAGGGAATTGTAGAGGACATCTACGCTTCATCTGTTGCACACTCTATCGACGCATATACTAGACTACTGAAGTTAAAAGTTTGTGAAGAACAAGCTAGAGCAGTGCTGCCTCAGTCTACCTATACCGAGTGGTACTGGACAGGCTCAGTAGCAGCGTTTGCACGAGTGTGTAAACTCAGGACAGAGGAAACCGCTCAGGAAGAAACACGAGAAGTCGCTCTTGCAATTTCAGACCACTGTGCTAAACTGTTTCCAGTAAGCTGGAAAGAATTGAATTGCTAGATACACTTGTAATAGACATCGAGACAGACGGGCTGGACTACTCTATGATCCATTGCCTTGTAACTCTCGATGTTGAAAACAATATTGTCAAGACGTTCTTAACACAAGCAGGTGTTCAGGAATACTTTAACAGTTTTGACAAGATTGTCGCTCACAATGGCTCTTCCTTTGACTTCCCCGCGTTGCGTAAACTGTGGGAAGTTAATGTCCCTGTCTATAAACAGGCGGACAGTTTAGTACTTTCGCGCATGGCGAAACCCGATAGGGATAAGGGCCACGGCTTGAAAGCATGGGGAGAACGTCTAGGGTTCTTCAAGGGTTCTTACGAGGAGTCTTGGGACCAGCTTACAGATGATATGATAGTATACTGTGAGCAAGATGTTCTCCTCTGTGCTAAAGTGTATGGGATAGTTTGTGAAGAAACCAAGGATTTTTCAGAGAAGTCAATCGCTGACGAACACCGTATGCAACGGTTGGCTACGCACGTTGAAGAAAACGGATTTGCCTTTAACAAGAAACTGGCACACAAGGTTTACTCTAAACTTCTTAAAGAACAAGAAGAAATCGTAGTGCAGATGCAGGACACTTTTGAACCAGAGGTGATACAGCTAAAGACTAAGACAAAACTTAAACCTTTTAACCCGGCGAGTCGTAAGCAGATAGGTGAGAGGCTCATAGAAAAAGGGTGGAAGCCCACACAGTTTACCCCAACGGGTCAGCCAAAGGTAGATGAGAGCACCTTAGAAGAATGTAAAATAGAAGAAGCGCAGATACTGGCTCGTTACTTTATGCTACAGAAGCGCACTGCGATGATTGATTCCTGGATCAAGGCATGTGGAGAAGCAGATAGAGTACACTGCCACTACCACACGCTAGGAGCCATAACAAACCGTATGTCGTGCTCTAAGCCAAACTTGCAGCAGATACCGTCTCTGCGAAAACCTTTTGGTCTAGAGTGCAGACAGATGTGGCAAGCAGACTACGGAAATATTTTAATAGATACCGACGCCGCCGGTTTAGAACTTCGAGTACTAGCACACTATATGAACGATGCAGAATACACCAAGGAGGTTCTGGACGGAGACATACACACAGCCAATCAGAACATGGCTGGACTAGACACCAGAGACCAAGCTAAGACTTTTATCTATGCTCTGCTCTACGGTGCCGGAGATGCTAAGATTGGTTCTGTAGTTAACGGCACTGCTAAGGACGGTAAGCAACTTCGGGAAAGGTTCCTGTCTAACTTACCAGCATTCTCTCGCCTGAGAGATGCAGTAGTGTCTAAAGGGACATCAGAGAAACGTTTGAGAGCTATAGATGGACGACAAATAGTGGTGAGACACCCACACGCCAGCATCAATACGCTCATTCAAGGTTCCTCTGCTGTACTTATGAAGAGGTGGTTTATGAACACTGCATCTATAATGAGCCTGAAGAATACTGGAGCTAGGCTAGTTGCAATGGTACACGACGAAATGGTTATAGAATGTAGTAAGGAAAGTATTGACTCTGTGTCTGAGTGTGTTAAAATAGCTATATCACAGGTCAATAAAGAGTATAATTTACGCTGCAAATTAGACTGTGACGTACAAATTGGTAACAATTGGAGTGAGATACACTAACATGGTTGCAAGACAAGATTCATACATTGAGGGTAACCTCTACTACACCTATCTGTTCGACACCAAGGACAAGTTTGACCGTTGGTCCTGCGCTGTTTCCTTGGAGGGTGACCAAATCGGTCACGTCAAAAAGCTAGGAATTAAACTTAACCAGAACGACGAAAAGTTCAACGGCCTTCCCTATGTTCAGTTGAAGAGCAACTACCAGCCCCAGTTGTATAACAAGGACGGTACTGACTACGATGGTCCGCAGATGCTGGGCGAGGGTACTACGGGTGTTGTTAAGGTCAGTCAGCGCCCTTACGATAACAAGTTTGGCACAGGTGTAACAACGTTTATCGCAGGTGTTAAGTTTACGAACATCGTGGAGTACAAGTCATCCAATGCCGCCTTTGACGACGAGACGGTAGACGATTTTCAGGAGTCTAAAGAAGAGGTGGAGTTCTAACCGTGTCTGACTACGGTCACTGGGACGTGAGCCTGGTAGGCAATTTTAACCCTGATGCACATCTTGGGTTTGTCTACCAGATCACTCGCTTGGATACAGGTAAGTCTTACATAGGTTGTAAGCACCTTTGGAAGTTTAAGAAGGGTAGCCGTAAGCGTATTAAAGCCAGCGAGTGGAAGAAATACTGTAGCAGTAGTTCCTACATGGTTCCTGAGATAAAAGAACTTGGCAAGGAAAACTTTAAATTTGAAATACTTATGCTCTGTGACAATAAAAGAAACCTGTACTATAACGAGATGAAGTTACAGGTTGAACTAGGTGTTTTGGAGAGTGATAGTTACTACAATGCCAATGTAGGGGGGTTGCGTTTCTATAGACCCGTTAAGAGTTACCTGAGTGAGGAACTTAGAGACAAGTTTAGAGGAACTAACAACCCTGCCTACAGAGGAACTTTTTATGTAGTCAGACAAGGTAGTACTGTTGTTGAAGAGGTAGTAGATACAACCCTTACACAGTGGTGCGAAGACAACGGTTACGACCATAGACGTGTCTCTGACTTACGTAACGGTAAGCAAAAGTCACACAAAGACATTGTAAAATTGGAGTATGCTGATGAGCAAGAAAACAATTGATACACTTGTACCAGATATTTATAAACTTCTGGACGAGGGTAAAAAAGAACCTGATAAAGCTGCGCTATTTGAGATGGCGTATACCATGATGGAGGCAATGCGTAAACAACTGTGGTTCTCTACTGCTGAACGCAAACCCGCACTGCGTATGTCTAATCTAGGTAAGCCGTGTGATCGCGCTCTCTGGATGGACATCAAGGGAGAACACGAACCAGAGCCGTTTACCCCTGAGACAAGGCTCAAGTTTCTCTTTGGCGATCTTGTAGAAGCTCTTATTCTATACCTTGCCAAGGAAGCTGGACACACAGTGGAGGACCAGCAGAAGCGTATCGAAGTAGATGGTATTGTAGGACACATAGATGCCGTAATTGACGGACACCTTGTAGATGTTAAGTCCGCTTCCAGCTTTGCAATGAAGAAGTTTAAGAACGGTACACTGCCTGACGACGATGCTTTTGGATACATCTCTCAGATTAGTGGCTACGCTAACGCAATGGGCAAGAAGAGCGGTACATTCTTGGCTATGGACAAGAGCGGTGGTGAGCTTGCTACCTACACGCACGAAGACTTAGAGGACACGTCAGCCAGGATCAAGCACGTTAGAGAAATGCTGGCCGTTGACACACCTCCAGATCGACCTTTTAAAGAGGTGGACGACAAGCCTTCTGGCCGTAAGAAGCTAGGTATAAACTGCTCATACTGTGCTCACAAGTTTGTGTGTTGGGAAGACAAGGGACTAGACTTAAAGTTTAGAGCGGGACGACCTGTGTTCTTAGTAGGAGACGAGGGTAAGTCAAAAGAAGAGATTGCTCATGGTTTCTGAACAGATACTGTTAGACCTATCGGAAGCATATAGCCCAGACGAGATACTAAGTATAATAGGGTTAGACAATTTTGATTTAGTTGTGCTACTGTACGACAAGATTGAAGAGCACATTAACGAGTTTCAACTAAGGCCGGTAGATTATAATGAGTTTTAAAAGTAATGAAAATCCAATGTTCCGCTCTAAGTTTAGCGAAGATATCTTCAAACACAAGTATGCTCACGAGGGGTGTAATAACTGGGCCGACCTTTCGCGTGTTTTAGTTGAAGACGTTTGCGGAAATTATCTTACGGCAGACGAAATCTCAACGCTGACTCAAATGGTTACAGAGTTGAAGTTTATTCCCGGTGGTCGCTATCTGTATTATGC